AAAGCCATTTCGTTGAAGTTGTCACCAGAGGTGCCAAGATCTTCAGCGTCATCTGTACGCATACCTTGTCCAACTGCGTATGCTTTCTGAGTAGCAGCGGATGATGGGTTAAGTGCGCCTGGGTTTGAACCACTTTGTGAAGTAGTACCAATACCAACAGAAGCGTCGCCCATACCTGAGGTAAGGTCGAATCCTTCGTTCTGACCAGAGAAGGCGGAATCTGCTTCGTTGTAGAAGGCTTCGGTTCCACTCTGATTGGTGTAACGAGAGCGCATTGCGAAAATTAGTCCAGTAGGACCACTCATTGGTTGAACACCAGCAAGATCGTAAGCGATCAAGTTAGGCATTGAACGACGAATGAGGCTGATTAGCACGGGGTCGAAACCTGCGGTTGGACCACCTGCGGCAGCATTAGCACTGAAACCAGCATTTGCGCCAGATCCAGTTGCGTTTGTGGGTTGTTCGTATAGAAATTCTCTTTCTTCACGAATACTTTGTTCTTGGTTCTCTAGAAGAACTGCGGTAACAGCCCGACGATGAGGATCAGTTATTTTTTCTTGACCTTCAGCATCTAGTAGGGGTGACCACTTCTCCAAGAGAGCTTCCTGATTAATAGGAGCTTGCATTTGGAATTAAACCTCTTAAATGTTGTTTAAGTTTGAAATTAATAATTTACGAAATTATTTGCCAGAGAGCTTGTTAACTCTATTTAATGTCTGAAGATAAGATTCCATTAGATCAGAATTGTTTCCTGATACTTCACCTTGTCCATTTTCTTCTGACAGATTTTCAGAGGTGTCTCTCTTGCCAGTCTTACTTGGGAAATAAGATTCCTTAAGTGTTTCTAGCTTCTCACGATACGATTCTTCACTTTCAAACTCAACATTTTCCGCTAAACCAGCAAGTTTTTCTTTCTGTGTTTCAGCAAGACCGTCAACTACATCCGCAAAAATTACGTCTGCTGTTGATTCTGCTAGTCGGCGATTTAGAGCAACATTCTTTTCAATTTGCTCGTTGAGTTTTGCCTCCATATCATCTAGTTTATCTACCATGCTATTCAAAACATCGTATTTCTCTTCAGGGATTTGTACATAATGATCTTCAAATAGACCCTTCATTCCAGTTAGGAATGATTCAGTCATTTCTGTTTTTAGTCCGTTTTCAGCTGCGAGTTTGTTTTCAGACATCCACTCATCAGCAACGTACTCCAAGTAAGAATCTACTCGCTCTTGAAGGATGCGCTTGTACTCGGCAACTTCTTCTGCGATTTTTTCTTCTTGTGAAGCCTTTACTTCTTCCGTTAGTTCGGCAACTTTTGCCTTGATAGCAGTATGGAAAATGGTACGTGCTTTTTCTTGGAACTCTTCGGAAAGTTCTTCGCCAGCAATAAGAGCTTCAATGTCTTCTTCGACATTAATCTTCTCTTCTTCTACTGCATCTTCAGCGACAACTTCTTCTTCGGAAGTTTCCTCTTCAGCAACTACCTCTTCGCCTTCTTTAGCAGGCTCTTCAGCAACCACTGTTTCTTCTTCTTTAGCAGGTTCCTCGGATACAACCTCTTCAGGCTTCTCCTCTTCCTCCTTAACACCTTTTGCTTTTTCAGCAGGTTTTGCGCCCTTATTAACTACATCCTTTACTTGAGAAAGTGTAGGAGTTTTTAGTTTTGCTGAATCGTCATCAGGCTTATAGTTTTCCGGAGTAGGACCACCTAAATCTTCAACTGAACCTTGTCCAGGCGTTGAAACCGATGAACCACTTGGAAGTGGATCACCTTTAGCGGCACCTTTGGTTACTACGTTTTCGTCGATTTTAGTTTCCATTTCTTGTAATTTGCTACCAACGGGAATGTGTATAGATTATTTAAATCTGTATTTATTTATAGAACTTAAAGATTTGATAGAAAATCGTTGAATAGATTCAACTTATGTTCCTCAAGTCTTCTTTGATCTACGAGCGTGTTAATACGCTTTTTAGTTTGAGTTGCGAGTTGTTCACGAAGAATGCCTCCGTCCCAAACCCACTCTTTTCCTTCCATAATTCCCTGAACAAATGCATCAGGAGCAGAAGGATCAGCAACAATATCAGCAGCAGTTGCTAACTGGAAATCATCACCAACATATTTTGTACCTTGAGCTTCTCTAAGTGAACCAACACCACGAGAAGAAACTCCAAGTGTTACACCTTCACCGATAAGTGAGGATGCGATTTTACCCATAGGGGTACTTAACAATTGTGCTTTACCTCTAAAATTATTTCCTTCTTGAACAAGGGAAGTAATTTTATGTGAAACACGATCAAGATTTACTGTAGGTCCATCGGGATGTCCCAACTCACCAAGAGCACGACCTTTTGCTATAAAAGATTCGTTGTATCTACCAACTTCACGAGAAAGAGTATCAATTGGATAAACTCTACCATTACGATTCTTCATCTCACCTTGAAGGAATACACCTTCAATATACATTTTTTTATTAGAACCTTTTCCTTCGGTGATAAATTTGATGTCTGAGACTTCTTCTGTAATTAATTTCATCGTTCTAGTTAGTAAATCCTGCGGCAGAACCTTTGACTGAAGAATCAGCTGCAAATATGCAATGAGTAGGATTCTTTTCAACAAACTCAACCGTGTTACCTGGCATTGTGAATGATCCAAGTACGGTTCCGTTTTGCTCTTCAACAACAGTAACTAATCTGGCAGTACTAGTGGAATTACAAAGACGTACTACAGTTGCATTTCCAAAAGTGGAAGCACTACCTGTTGCTGTCGGGCAATCTGCCTGAGCACCTTTAATTAATGTTCTACTCGCCATCAGTTGGTTCCTCTGTTGTTTCGGGTTCTATTTCAGGTTCTATTTCGCTAAACATAGATGCGGCAACTTCAGGTCTTAAACCCTCAATCCTTTCAGCAGATTTTGTATACAAAATTTCTTTAATTTTGTCACTGACATCCGAGGCTGATGGATCTTCAGTTGCAATCAAATCGACAAGATCTTCCATAAAATTTAACAATAGCGTTATTGGTATTTATATCTCGGCTTTTTTAATGTCTGCACCCAATTGCTTTTGGGTAATCTGTGGTGCTTCAGGTTCTGGTGGAAGTTCTCCCATAGTATTAGGATCACCTTCCATACCTAATGGTTCCCCAGTAACAGGATCTACCATTGCGGGATCAGGAATAGTTCCATCTTCAATTTCTTTTTTGATCTGTTGATCAATTTCAATAATTTCTTGTTCTGTCTGACGAAGTACTTTCTTACGTGCGAATTCAGCAGAATAGAACCTTCCAATATAGGGTTCCATTGTAGCAAGAATACCAAGTCTTTCATTTAACAATTCAGTTTCTTTTAATTCAGCAAACTGATTATCATATAAGAAATCATATTGAATGTGATCACTAATTTGATCCCAATCTTCTGGAGCAACAATATTCTTCAGAATTAATTGAGTTCTAAGCATATCACTAAACAAGTTAGCAAATCTCTTACGTAATCTACCAACAAATTTAGAGAATTTTAATTCATCTCTTAATATTTCTGATGAACGTCCTAAATTAAAACCACCATCATTAGCAATTCTAGATTCAGGAACACCTAATGCTCTATAAAGTTTCTTCTGGAAATATTCAATATCAGCAAGTTCTCCAAGGTTTTGTCCACCTGGAAGTGTTGTAATTTCAGTTCCTCTACCACCTTCACGTCTAGGTAACCAGAAATCTTCTAGCATAGACATAAATTTACGATCATCACGAACTTCACCAGTTTGAGCATTATAAACCAGTTTATTTCTATAACGACTCATTACCTCTTTGAGGTATTGTTCTGCTTTAACTTTTGGTAGATTACCAACGTCAATATAGAAGATTCTTCTTTCTGGTGCTCTTGATAGTCTGTAGATAACCAAACTATCTTCAATCATCCTAAGTTGATTAAGTGCCTTAATCGCTTTATGCATATAGGATAAACAAGTACCCTTATTGCGATCAAATAAACCAGATGTTACATAAGTGATTGCGTCTTTAGCAATTTTAATTGATTGCTTACCACCACCATCAAATACTCCACCAGTTGGATATGATGGTTTTGGTGTAAAGAGATAATATTCTTCTATTTCTGGGAATGCTGCCTTTTGACCCATCTTGGCATCTAATGGCCCTTTAACAACAACTCCACCACTATTATTTTTATTTTTCTTCTCTTGTCTTACAAACCTCATCTTCATTGGATCAATATATCTGATCTCTTGAATACCGTCTTGAGGTCTCTTTAAATCTATTACTTTGTGGTAATATAATCTTCCATCAACATACCAATTTCTAAGAATTTCATGAGACTTCTTATCAAAGTCCATCATTTCTTTGATGCCTTTGAATTCTTCTCTAATCTTATCTTTTAACTTATCACTAGCATTAACATTAGAAAGTTCTATCTCTATAGGTGAATCATATAGGTCACTAACGATTGCTTCATTCACAACATCTTCAATAGCAGCATCACATTCTGGATGTAATGCCATTTCACGATATCTACGAATTAAATCATATTCAGTTCTATAAACACCTTCAATATCTACATATTGCCCATAGAATCCACTAGAGACATAATGATCAACCCCGTCCTCGTTTGAAGGAGGAACGGGGGATACTACCGATTTCGACTTCTTCTGCGAATCGTCAATAGAGAATCCAAAGAGTTTTGCCATTGTATAATCTTTTTACCTACTATTATAGCACTATTTATTAAGAAATGCTATCGCCACCTACGTTTGCACCAACTCCTTTAATTGCTTCCCACCACTGAACTTGTAGTTCTACGGTGAACTCTTCAATTGTATCTGTCGTTTCGTAAGATAGATCTTGAGCACTTATGTTAGTTGGGAATACATCATGGAACTTGTAAGTTCTTAATGTAGATCCATCACGATCTAACTGGTGAACAAATGCGTCAGGTTGATACTCTGCTGGATTAGTTGTTCCAGTGTTATCAGACAATTTATTGATTTGATTCATCCATAATTCAAAAGCATTACGGATAGCAAAATCAACATCGTTCATAACGGTGATTGTCCATGTATCAAATGTTCTATCGCCAGCAACCTTTAGAATCCTACCCCTAAAGTTAATATCGATAGGAGCGATGTTTGATGCTGGAAGAGAAGCTGCTTTAACCAAAAACCTTGATTTCTCCTTAACATCGTTATCAATGTTAAGGGCATCAGGGAAAGCAAGTTCTACTTCAAATAGATTGGGTCTTGCGCCACCACCCGCTAATTTGCTTTTAAACCCAGTAATCGTTCTTAATGGTGGTCTATTAAGTGTTGCCATAGTTTTTTTGTTCCTCTATGTAAATTAAGCAGAATTAAACAGTACCGACGACTTCTTCGAAGGAAACACCTGTGCGTGTAGCAACAAATGTTAGACCAATGAAGTTAATAGTCCTTGCGGGTTTGACGAAGATGTCAGCAACAAACTCATTGTTATCTATAATCGCAGCAGTGTTATTTGTTTGGTCACAGATAACTCTGAAGTCGAATATACCTCTCTTTGCTTGAACATCACGGAGGAATGGTTCAACAATGTTCACAAAGTTTGTTCTTGTGATCTCATCGTTGAATTCAAACATCTGATCTCTAGCAGCAGCAGAAATCGCATTTTCAAGGTAGATGAACAATCTACGAACGTTAATTCTATCGAACGCAGATGCTTTACCAAATCCAGTCTTATCTCCAAAGAGTGTGATACCTGCTCCTGGTGAGAAGATAACTGGGTTAACTCTATTTGAATAAAGTTTGTCTCTTTGTGTCTGTCCAGGGTTGTAAGCAAGTTTTACAGCATTAAGAATGGTTCCTCTTGCTGTTCCTGCTGGGGAAAACCACGGGAAATTGTTAATATCGTTTCTAGCACATGTGCCAGCAATGTCTCCATTGAGTGGAACATAGCGGAATGTATCAGCAAATCTGTCATACATGTACTTGTAACCACTATCAAATACACCATAAGAAGATGATGTAATTGGTGCATAGAAACTAATAACGTTATTTGTAATTACAGCATCTGAATTTACAGTAACTGAACCAGCAGCAGTATCATTCAAGAATGCCAATCTATATGGAGAAATAAACGCTAGTGCGTCCTTTCTATATTCAGCAATAGAAATCAACTTATTAGCAAGTGCTTGAGTTGTTTCTTTAGAATAGTTTGCTGATCCTTGAATTAGGAAGTCTGCGGAATACAAATTATTATCTTGGAATAATTCGTAACCAGTTACTAGATCACCTAAAGTTACAGTAAATGCTCCAGCAGCAGTAGTGCTATCTGTTCCATCATAGTTCTTACCACCACCTAAAGTTAGAGTCTGAACTCCAGTACCACCAAA